GTGCGGCCGCTGTCGCGGCACGTTGCCCGCCTCACCGTCAGCGCAGAGATCGCTGGCCACGCGGGCACCCAAGCCGCCTGCCTCGAGGGCGAGGCAGTCACGGTGTACCCGTACATGCCCGATTTTGTCGCTGCAGACGTTGTCTCCCATTTGGGCGTGGCGGCCCACGTTGTAGAAATCATTACGGTATCCAATGGCTAAGTACTTTGCGATTTTGACGGAGACCGGCGAGGCCAAGATGGCCCGCGCGCTGGTCACCAATACGATGGTTCCGCTCACGGAAATGGCCGTGGGCGATGGCGGCGTCGATGGAGGGACGGACGCAGACTGCACGCCAGACATTGCCCAGCGCGCCCTTGCGCGCGAGCGCCTGCGCCGCCCGCTGAACCGCCTCGTCGCGGACCCGAAGAACCCCAGCATCGTCATCGCGGAGGTGTACCTGCCCGAGGAGGTGGGCGGATGGTGGGTGCGCGAGCTTGGCCTCTTCGATGAAGACGGCGACCTCTTTGCCGTGGCCAACGTCCCGCCCAGCTACAAGCCCATCCTGGCCGAAGGTTCAGGGCGCGGTCAGTTCTACCGCATGATGCTGATCCACCACGCGGCCGGCAACGTCGTCCTGCACGTGGACCCCGCCATTGTTGTGGCCACGCGTGAGTATGTCGACGAGCAGGTGACGGCCGTCCGCACGGCCATGACCGACGACGGCGACAACCGCTATGCGACGAAGCAATCGGTCGAGCAGTTGCAAGGCGCCGTCCACGAGGCCACGGAGCTTGCGTTCGATGCGCTCGCGCGCGCCGGCGGTGAGATGACGGGCCCGATCGACATGACCGGGCCATCCAACGAGCTTCGCTTTACCGACAGCCAGCAGCCCATCACGATCGGGCGCTTCCGCGTCGTCTCCAGCGCCGGCCAGTTGATGGTGGACCGCAACACCTCCGAGGATGGCTCGTTTGCAGACTTCAGCCGCGTGTGCTCGGTCGATGGCAACGGAAACTTCGTCGCCCCCGGCGTGCTGACAGGGGGCGGCCTCAAAACTCTGGCCGGCGTCAATCTGCCAGCGCACAACAACGATGGCAAAGGCTTTCTCGAGTTCGGCGGTAGCGCGCCACTCTGGCGCATGCTCATGGTGGGTGAGACGGGAAACCTCGTACTCAACGGCCACAACGCAGACGGAACCAACCGCAACCAGCCGTTTTACGTCGACTACGCATCCGGTCAGGTCCGGTTCTCCCGGCGCCCCGAATTCAATGGCGCCGAGCCCTGGGATGCATCCAACCTGAAGGATCCGCTCACCGCGCAAGGTGGGTCCCTGGCGTTTGGCAAGGGGCTGATCTTTGGCGCCGGCTACGGTGACACCCCACTGAGGGTGACCGCTGCCTGGCGGCAGGCAAACATGGGCGGCTCGTTCATCGAGTGGAACCAATCGCGCACGCCCGCCTTGCAGATCGATGCGCCAAACGGCTTGGCTGCCTACATGGGCATCCGCTGGACGCAGTGGGGCGTGCGGCATCTGGCAGCGATCGACTGCTATGGGGGCGGCAGTGATACGGCTGTGCCCCTTATCGCCATGCATGTCGGCAGTAAGGCGCTCGCCTTCACGTTCGATGGCAACGGTGATTTAACCGCTCAGGGTGCGATCAAGACCGGCGGTGGAGGGGTACTTGCAGCAGACGGGAACGTCTACATGCCTTGGGCAAAGCAGTGGTTGTCTGAGTACCTCTCGAACATGAACAGCGGGAAGGCTGGCGCTGGTTCCCAATGCCAGCGTGCGGGGGCGACACAGTCGTTCGGTGTGGTCTCGGGTAACCCAACGCTTCCGAATCCCTGGGTAGTCGTAGGGTTGGCCGGTCCTGGCAACGGGACAGCCAACGCAATCACCGTCTACGGTGACTGGATGCGAAATCAATAAGGAGTGCTCAGCATGATGACGGTAGAACAACTGGCGTTTGTTCTCGAGAAGGCTTACCCAACTCTGGCCCGTTGGAAGGATTACTGGGTCTCTCACCCAGTCGACAGCCATACGTTGGCACAAACCGGCCCCGCTTGGATTCCGGCCTGGTTACCCACTGACCCGCCAAAACCTACGGATGAAGTGATTTCGCAATTGTGGGAGCTGCACGGCACCGCAGCCGTCGAGCACGTCATGCGAACCGAGATGCGCGCGCGGCGAGACGCATTGCTCACGGATGCGGATGTGCTGGTGATGAAGATGGAGGATGCAGGGAAGCTCGAGAACATCGCCGCAGCCAGAAAATACCGGCAGGCACTGCGCGACGTTACCGAATTGCCCGGCTTCCCCACAGATTTCACATGGCCCACTGTGCCGGATGAGCTTGTCCCCTCGCTGCCAAAGGGCGCCTCCGTGGCGTCAGGACTGGCTTAACGGCCTCAGCTTGGAATCCCCCTGAGAAAGGTCGTCAGTACCGCAACCAGCCCCGCCACCGAGCGGGGCTTTTTCATTTCCACTCCCCATCGAGGAGCCGCATGGCATCTTCTTTCTTCCACGGCATCACCACCACGATTGTCGACACCGGCCCGCGCCCGATCGCGGTGCCGTCGTCGTCCATCATCGGTCTGGTAGACACCTACACCCCCGGCGCGGATCTCGTACAACCCGATGTGCCGGTGCAGATCACCAACCCGCGCGAGGCGGCGCAGGCTTTCGGCCAGGACAGCGCCATCACGCGTGCCATCAACGCCATCTATACCCGCACCTCGGCGGTCATCGTCGCCACCGGCGTCGCGCAGTCCGACGATGCTGATGCGCTCACATCGAGCGTGATTGGCGGCACCACCGGCGCCGGCATGCGCACGGGCCTGCAATCGCTGCTCGATGCCAAATCGCGCTTCAACGTCCAACCGCGCCTGCTGATCGCGCCGCGGTTCTCATCGCGCCAGCCGGTAGCAACGGCCATGGACGGCCTTGCCGACAAGCTACGCGCCATCAGCATCATCGAGGGCCCTGCCACCACCGATGAAGCTGCTCTGGCGTATGCGAAGAACTTCGGCTCCAAACGCTTGTACATGGTCGACCCCGGGGTGCGCACGTGGGACAGCACCGCCAACGCAGAGGTCGATGCGCCGGCATCCGCCTTCGTTGCGGGCCTGTTCGCGTACACCGATGCGCAATACGGCTACTGGGCGTCGCCGTCCAACAAGGAATTCGTCGGCATCACCGGCACTGGCCGGCCCATCGAGTTTCTCGACAACGATCCGACCTGCCGCGCCAACCTGCTCAACGAGGCCCGCATCGCCACCATCATCCGCGATGGAGGCTACCGCCTGTGGGGCAACCGCACGTTGTCGGCAGACCCGAAATGGACGTTCATCACCCGCGTGCGCACGCTGGACATCCTCATGGATGCCGCACAGGCCGGCCACAAATGGGCCATCGACCGCGGCATTACCAAGACGTATGTGCACGACGTCACCGAAGGCCTGCACGCCTTCATGCGTGACCAGCGCAACGCGGGAGCGATCATTAATTTCGAGGTCTATGCAGACCCGGTGCTCAACACCGCCAGCCGGATCGAGCAGGGCATCGTCGTGTGGAACGTGCGCTTCACCGATGTCATCCCGGCAGAGAACCCGATCTTCCGCTTCGAAGTCACCAACGAGTGGCTGACCGAAGTGCTCGACACCAAATAACGGAGGTGCATGTTGGTACCCGAGACACTCTACAACTTCAACCTGTTCGTCGATGGCACGAACCTCGCTGGCCAAGCGTCCGAACTGACTCCGCCGAAGCTCAAGATCAAGACGGAGGACTACCGCGCCGGCGGCATGGATGCGCCCGTTAAGCTGGACATGGGCATGGAGGCGATGGAAGCGTCGTTCTCGCTCGTGACGCTGTCGACGGCCGTGCTCAAGCTGTTTGGCCTGGCTGACCAGAACGCCTTCAACGGCACCTTCCGTGGCGCCTTGCGCACCAAAGACGGCAAAACCCGCAGCGTCGTGCTCGTGCTGCGCGGCATGCTCTACGAGGTCGATCCCGGCTCGTGGAAGCCGGGCGAGAAGTCCGAATCCAAGTACTCCGTCAGCGTCGATTACTACAAGCTCGAAATCGACGGCCGCGTCTGGCACGAGATCGACGTGCTTGGCTGCAAGCGCGTCATTGACGGCGTCGACCAGCTCGCCGAAGTGCGCGCCGCCATCGGCCTGTAAGCCACCACACGAGAACCACCACGATGCAAACCACCACCGTCAAGCTGAAATTTCCCGCCGTGGTCAACGGCGTCAAGGTCGATGCGCTCACGCTGCGTCAGCCCACCGTGCGCGACATGCGCGTCGCCGGCCAGCAGGCGGGCGGCGATGAAGAGCTGCGCGAGATCCTGCTCTTCGCGTCGCTCGCCACCGCCGGCCAGAGCGACATCGAGGGCCTGACCTACGTCGACTACCAGCGCGTGCAGCGCGGC